GGTCTTGCACGGGTGTGCAGGGGGTGTCCCCGGTGGGGGGTTGGCGGGTTTGTCACCATGGAATCAACGTTTTTGTGGTTTGTTGTTGGAATTTGATGTTTGGTTCGCTGCGATTGCCTTTGCTTCTGTTGCATGTTCTGCAGATGATTTGCCCGTTGTCGAGGGTGTTGAGTCCTCCCCGGCTGACGGGTGTGATGTGGTCGGCTTCGGGACTTGTTGGCAGATCGTGTGTGTCCCATGCTATCGGGGTTCCGCAGAGTGGGCATTCGGTTTGGCCTTGTTGTCGTGCTTGGGTGATGAGTCGTTGCCGCCAGCGCCGGTGTGCGGAGGATGCGGTGCGGTTGGTGTGTGCCATCGCGTCCCTCGATCTCCCATGGCCCCTGTGGGCCTCTCATTGCCTCTCTAAGGGCTTGGGATCGTCTAGGGGTATAAATACTCTACCCTTGCCCTGCCAATCGATTCTAGGCCCTGTTTTGTTCATTTGAGGGGGTGTTCTGTTTGTGCCGGGGTGTTTGTTTTCTCCCCATACCCCCTGGCATGTGAAAAAGATCACACCCCCCAGCGGTGTCAAAAGAGAAGGACACGGAAGAAAAATGGGGGTGGGTGTGTGTTTACGTTTCAAGGCTTAGCGCTTGGCGCCTAGCGTTGAAGGACACAGGCTCAGCAGAAACACCTTATAGGTTTTAAAGTCTTCTACATATAATATACACTTTAAGTCTTACCTGATGTTAAGGGTGTGAGCGTGACACGCCGTACGCCTTCAGCCGAACACGCCAAAACTGAAAGGGACACGGGTGTAAGAGTGTGGGGAGTGTGCAACCGGGAGCGTGCGACCGGTGGTACACGAGTCACACGGTGAAAAGTCCATCAGCGTTGACGGTAAAAGGTTCCTCTTCTCCCCTGATGAAGAAAAGAAGAGAAGAGAGAAAGAACCAAAGAGAGAAGAGAAGTAAAGAAGTTAACCCCTTAGCTCTTCTAAAACTTTTATAACTTATATTATATTATAATACCTATAAGCTTTAAGACTTATAGGTATAATATTAAAGTTTAAGACTGATGGTTAACTTTAAGTACTTAAGGTTTTTAAAGTCTTATAGTTACTTTAAGTGTTTAAAGCTTTAAGGTTTTATAGTTACTTAAAGTATTAAAGCTTACAAGTCTTTAAGTCTTAATAGTTATTTTAAGTTTTAAAGTCTTAAACACTGATGTAAAGTTTATATCCTTAAGTGCTTAGCCTTTAAGGTTTTATACTTAACTTAGGTGTTAAGGTTTAAAGCTTTTAACGTTTAACTGTTAAGTTTATATATGTACTTTAAGACTTTAAAGCTTTAATGTTTATTGATAATCTTAAGTGTTAAGCTCTTAAAGTTTTATATGTACTTTAAGTGTTTAAGGCTTTAAGACTGATGCCGAGCCCTTAAGGGGCTCGGTGCTAAGCTATCAGCACCTTAGCGCTAAGCCCTTAGGTCTTTAAGTCTTTGGTAGACTGATGGATGTAAGGGTGGAAGCCGCGTCAGCGGATTTCGGCCTTGCGTCCAGCTGGCTACCTGTCCAGCCTATCATATGCCACCTGGGATGAGTCAAACTGGTGGATTTGGCTCTATAGGCGGGTTTGAGGGGTGTAAACGGGTGTTTTTGGTGGTAAAGGTCCAAAAATTAAACCTAAACTTTTCCTTAAATTTTCTTAGAGTCTTGTAACCTTTGAGGTCTGTTAAGACTGAAACCCCTAGTCAGAACGGGTTTCACTCCCGGACAGCTGTCACACTGTACCCCTGTGTCCTTTCCGAACACGCTAGGCCCATCAGTGCTGAGGGTGTTCCCTCAGGCTTTCGAGTACTCGTCGCTAAGGCTCCTCGTACTCTCAAGCCTTCCCTGATGGCGTGTACCCCTTTCAGGGCTGTGCCTGATGAGCTGATCCCGATGAGGCTGATGCCGAGCCCTTGAGGGGCTCGGCGCTAAGCGCTAAGACCTTAAGGCTTGACGGCTGATGCCCCCCCTCTTTCTTTTACCGCGTCCTTCTTCCCCCACAGTATCCAACACTGTCCACATAGTTGAGGCTTAGCTAACCAGGATAGGGGCTGATGATCTGCGTCTGGACTGCTGATCGTGTATCAGGCTCTGGGGGGCGTCTAGAATCGATCAGAATTGCTTGGGGTACAAATACCTAGGGTTATAGGTGTAAGGGGCTTAGAGGGGCCTTTACGTGCCTTAGAGAGGCATTCCTGTCCCTGGTGCCATCTGCAGGATGGACTTTACAGGTGTGGATGGTGCCCCTAAAGCCTAGGCGATGTGACATATCTCGCGTAGACCTCTCAGTCTTTCAGGCACCCGTGCAACCAGACCATCGAGCGCTCCCGACTGAACACCCTCTTCCAGTTCGCGCCACCTACTATCACCCAGACATACCCCTGAGACGCCCTGTATGGGGCCTAGAATCGATCAGCGGGGTCAACCCTATATAATCCTACCCCCAGAAGATTTGAGACGCTGGGAGAGGTAATAAATGCTTAAGTGACATCTGTCACACCCGACACACCCCCATGAAACGCTCAATCCAAATGAGCGTAGCCTTGACAGTGGGGTAACAGCCCGCACACTCTAGAAACCACAACAACCCATACACCACCGAAAGGAGCACACCCATGAATGGCACACTCATCACACCATCCTTCACATCCCTCTACAGGCAGACAGAAATCGACCCCCTCAGCCTCCACAGCCTCACCGGAAACCATTCAGACGACATCGATCTCGATATGGTGCGCCGCATGTACCACGCTAAAGTACAAGAAGCCATACGACTCATCCGGCCCCGGTGGACTGTCACCCTCGACGGCGCCGTATACGGAGACTGTGACTGGCGCCACCTATCCGAGAATGAGGCCGAGGAGCTCCACGATCTCATCGACATGATCGACGTAGACGCCATCCTTGTCGCATCCACCCGATAAACCCTCAACAACGTTATCAGCAACGAAAAGGACATCATCATGCAAAAGATCGCCAACCACTTCACCCAGCTCTACACCCCCGCCAGCTACGACTGCCCCACACCCTTCGACCTGACACGCCTCGAAAACCTCTCCTGCGACCACATGGATTTTGAGGGCCTCGCCGAAGCCTACCGACAGAGTGTGGAAGCCGAACTCCACAAGCTACGCCCCAACACGTTTATCGCCACTGATGGCACCGTATTCAGCCACAACGAGTGGAAGCCGCTCACGGGCGGTGAAGCCACGCAACTCTACTGGAATGTGAGCCGCATCAATGTTGGCCATCTACTCACCCTGTGTGCCCGATAAAACCCCTAGCCACACACCAAACGCTCACAATCGTTGAGCGCAGCCTTGACAGTGGGCCCAGCCGCTGAAAGTATTAATCATGTAAGCAACGAACAACACCCCGGAAAGGGGACACAAAACATGAACAAGAAAACAGGCTACACCATCGCCGGAATCACAGCCGCCATCATCGCCGCAGCCTCATTAATGCCAGCACCCGACGACAACCCGCCACTCGCCTCACAGCCAGCCCCACAGGCCACCACAGCCAACACCGAATGGACACCCAAAACCGTCCAACAGCGCAAAGCCGAGAAAGCGGCACGGCAGGCAGCCGCCACCCGCTCCCTACAAGCCGAGCAGGCCAACGCCCACAAGCAAGCCCAAGCAAGGGGAGAAGAAACCGCCACCGGACTCACCATGATCACCGCGGCACACACCTGTAACCGCAAAGCCGAACAACAGGCCGCCGCACACGGTGTCAAATGGAACGGCAACCCCGACATCGACCTCCAACTCCACAAAATTATTGGTAAAGACACTTTCTCCATCGTCTACGGCGCAACCGCGAAACAGCCCGGCGCATCCAAACTACCCGTCACCGTCCACTGCCTCGTCACCGGAACAGAAGACCACCCCAACGTCACCGACCTCAACATCAACCCGCAACAGTAACCCGCCAAGGAGCATCCCCGCTATGCCTCTCCTATCCCACTACGCTGTCACCACCGGACTCGCCGACACGGCACACATTATTCACCACACCGGCGGCACACTACGCACAGCCACCGATATTGCCTCCCGCATCAACACCCTCAACCCAGACATTGATCTCGACCACCAAATCAACCAACTGTTATCTATCGAAACCGACCTGTACAACATTTATAAAACCATCAACACCATTCTTCAGGAGCAAGCATGAACACACCCAACAACAACATCGAGCTGCACAGCTATGAAACCTTCTTCACCAGCCTAGCCTGGATCCAAGGCGGCATCATCACATGGATGTACGCCACCGGCACCAGCCACAAAGCCGCCCTCGCCATTATTGCCGCATGCGCCCTCGCCACCCTCCTGGGCGCCTCCACACTCACCAACAATCCCCGAGACACTAAATGATCACAACACCCATACTTATTGCTGAAACCCTCGCCATCATTATTCTCGCCGTCGCCCTAGCCCACAACCCCAACCAGTAACCCCACACGTAAGGAGCACACACACCATGGATGAGCCAACCAGCATGTACACCGACCCTGATACTGGTGCCCGAAAAGAACTCAAACTTTGCAGGCTCTCCCTCATCGACCCCGCATCCCTTTACGCCCTAGGCGAAGTAGCCGGATACGGTGCCACCAAATACGGCGACAACAACTGGACCGGAGGATACCCGTGGAGCCACAGTGTCGACGCCCTCTACAGGCACCTACTATCATGGCAGCAAGGACGCAACCTCGATGATGAATCCGGGCTACCCCACCTGGCCCATGCTGCCTGGCACTGCCTCGCACTCCTCGCCTACCAGCAACACGATGCCGGGGTAGACACCCGCAACCCATGGAACACCCACAAAGGCGACAAGTAATGCCCCTAGCACAATACCCGAAAACCATCCACCATCCAGGCCACATCTCCTACTCATCACTGTCACAGTGGGCTGAATGTGGAGAAAAATGGCGCCTATCCCACGGCTACCACACCCAACACCACACCTGGTACGCCACCATCGCCGGAAGCGCCATACACCACATCACCGAACAATACGACCTACACCTGTACAATCCCGCCGAATACCCTGCACTGCCAGACAAACTCTCATCCTTCAAAAACATTTTCGACACCCAAGTCGCCCTCGCCGAATCCGAAGGCACAGAAATCAAACCCTCCGGCAGGGTGTGCAAAAACATGTGCGAGTCGGGCGGGCCACACAAAAAAGACTACAATTGGTGGATGATATACGGCCCCACCTTTGTGGACCGGTGGAAAACATGGAGGCGCAACCACCCAGAATACATCACCGCTGTTATTGACGGCCAGCCAGGCATCGAATACCCGGTAGAAACCACCCTCCAGGATGGCACCACTATTGTCGGATATATTGACCGTATCTTCACCGACACCGACACCGGCGAAACCTTCATCCTCGACCTCAAAACCGGACGCCTACCCGCCGACAGCATGCAGCTGCACACATACAGGTACATGCTAGAACAACACGGCATCCATGTCACGAAAGGCATGTTTTGGACGCCAGCCACCAGCCGCAACGACGACAAGTCCCCGACACAAGGCACATCCACCGAACTCTATGACCTTGACAACAACACCTACCGGCATGTATCATCCATGTACAGTCAAGCAATGAAAGGAATCAGCCAAGGCATCTTCGTACCCCACGTCACAGCACTCTGCAAAGGCTGCCCCGTCAGGGACGCCTGCTGGGCTGTCAACGGGAAAGACGCCTACAGGTACCCGATAGAAACCACCATCACAGCCCCAACAAAAGAAGACAAGGAGCACCAGTGACCGACAACACAGACGACGACCGATTCACCGTCACACTCAAATACGGCGGAGACTACGCCGCCCCATGGACCGTCATCCGCGGAGACACCGCCGACCAGGTAAAGAAGACTATCATCGACCTGCTAGGCGGACTCAAAAACAGCTCCGCGGCAAGGAACTGGGACCTGGCAACACTGATCGCCACAGCATCCATCATCCTCCAAGACCGATACAACCAGGCCGCCAAAGACTACGTAAACAAAATCGCCAATCAGGAAAACGACATCATCATCGACAAAATCAACAATGCAACAAGCAAAGCACAGCTAGCCGACATCCTCAAACAATACAAAAAGACCATCACCAGTAACAGTGACGTGTCAGAGGCGTTCCGCAGCAAACGAAACAGCCTCACCCGATAAAACCAACAAACAAACCAACAAAACAGTAAAGGAAACAACAATGGGACTCGCCAACTACCGCAACAACAGCAACAGCACCTTCTTCAACCCCTCCCGAAACCAGGACGCCACCGCCATCGCCTTCAAAATCCGCGACGTGGAACACAACACCGAAGGCTACGGTGGACAGGTCGCAGACCGCATCTACGCTGATGTCACAATCTTCCACACCCTAGACGATCTCAACAACAGCACCCCAGAAACCATCCCCAACGCCATTATCGAAAAAGCACGCGGCAACAACGACCGCCCACACTCCATGATCCGCGACCTCGAAGCCTACCTTGGCGAAGAACAAGCCTTCAAACTCGCCACCGTACGCACCAAAAACGGGTTCAACGCGGTCGTGCTCAAACCCCTTGATGACGCCATCTACGATAAGGTTGCCGAATACGTAGACAAACGCGATAACGGCCAGCTAGACGACACCACAGCCCCTGCTGATGCTGACATCGACATCGACTCCATCTGACCACCAAAACATCATCCAACCGATAGACAGATAGATTAAGGCTCCGATGCTCTCTCTCCAACGATCCTTCGAGAGAGCCTCCCAAACCGCTGCTGAGCTGCCCCGCATACCACAACTAGAACCCCTCTACCGCAACCTGGACATGCACATTCACAAAGGGGATCTCGTCATGATCGCGGGGCGGTCCGGCAGCCAAAAATCCGGGCTAGCCATGTTCATCACCGCCATGCTCAACCAGCCCGCCCTCTACATATCAGGGGACATGACACCCTGGGAGGCCTCCACGCGAATCATCTCACTCAACACCCAACACACCACCGCCCAGATACAACAAAACATCGACGACTACGGGCCAGAATACTATCGAGACAGCATCCACCACGGCCAACACATCACATTCTCATTCCAGTCACCCATCACCTGGACAGACATCACCATGGAGCTGCAAGCCTACATGGAAATGTGGAACACCTTCCCACCACTCATTGTTATCGACAATCTGATGGACATTCAAGACTGCGAGAGTGACTATCAGGCCCAGCAGGAAGCCATGCAATGGATCACAGCATTGGGTAGGGACACGGGCTCCACCATTATTGTCACCCACCACGCAACCGACAAAACCGGATCCGACATCGAACACCCCCCGGCTAGGCGGGAAATCAAAAACGGCCTCTCCGAAAAACCACAACTCATACTCGGTGTCTCCCTGTATGGTGGCGAGGATAACGGCAACGGGCTATCGATACCCGCCGAGGCGCGCATCGCAGTGTTGAAACAGCGCACAGGCAAATCCAGCCCAGACGGAACCCGATACGAAAGACTCAGAGCCTACCCCGAATACACATTCTTCGGGCCCCTCGCCGAAAAACAGCCATGGAACATGACCCCAACACACAAAGGACTATCATGTCGACACAACAGTCACGCAACCGCCGGGCCGGCGCAGAATGGGAAACACGACTCCTCCACCAGCTACGCGACACCGGCCATGATATAGAGCGCCTCCACCTCAACGGCCACGAAGACGAAGGCGACCTCATCCTCACAACCGGCCACAAAACCTATGTGATAGAAGCCAAAGCCGGCCAGCCCCATCTCGCCGAATTCGTGAAACAAGCCAGCCGGGAGGCACGCAACTACGAAACACACCGAAACCGCGAAAACCAGTCCACCATCGGACTCGTCATCCTCAAACAGCGCAACAAACCCTGGAGCGAAGCCTATGTGGTATCAACCCTCAACGAGCTCCTCCCACACCTCTGACACCTGCCGCCTCCTCGACACCTACCAGATACGCTACAATCCTTCCAGGAACGAGCAACACATCCTCTGCCCGTTCCACGACGACCACCAGCCCTCCATGAGCATCAACCTCGACAAGGGCCTCTGGTACTGCCACACATGCGGCATCGGAGGCGGACTCCACAAACTGAAACAACGATTAGAAGAAGAAAACCCGAATGTACGACAGCATACGCCCATACAACATTGCGGAACGCCGCCGAATCCAGAAAGCCTCGGCCCTCTACGAAACCCACCTCGAAAACATACTCGACCTGCTCTCAGCAAGAGGCATCAGCGAAGAAACAGCCCGCTACCACCACCTTGGATACATCGACAATGACCCCATCCCAGGCCACGAAGACTACAACCAGTGCATCACCATCCCATACATGTACCCCGTTTGGGGCGGCCCAGCCGAAATACGAAAAATGCGTTTCCGCTGCTCACTCCAGCATGATTGCAAAACACACAACCACCCCAAATATCTAACCCCTGCCGGGGACACAGGCTCCATCTACAACATGGCCGCCATGGCTAATCCGGCAGCCGAAATGCACATTTGCGAAGGCGAATTCGACTCCATGATCCTCGAACAATGCGGATGGTCGGCCGTAGCACTACCTGGGGCAACCTCGTGGCAAACTTTTTGGACCAAATTTTTTGAAGGCTACGACCACATCTACATATGGTCCGACCCAGACAAGGCGGGCCACCAGATGGCCCAAACCCTAACCCAAGCACTACCGCAAGCCACCCATGTGCCCCTCACCCTGGGGGATGTCACAGACACCTACCTGAAAACAGGCAAGACAGGGTTGACACAAGCCCTCAACACAGTGCTACAATAAAACCAGACAAACAAACATCACCTCAAGAAAGGTATAAAAAAGCATCATGGATCCCCTCGACACGTGCCCCATCCCCGGCCGCCGCGACACGAGTAAGGCCGCTAGGAGGCGCATCCGCCTCGCCATCTGTGCAGAAAAATGGGCAGACGGTGAAGACCCACTGCATATCATGCACACCTGGGGCACCACCTATGATGGGATGCGATCCATGATCCGCGCCAACCCCGACATCAGGCTACCCGACGACATGGCCAAACGTTTGCACAAAGTATGCCGGGAAGCCTACCCCAAAAACCAGCCCAACAGGCACCGAAGCGGATGGGACCAGTACGAGAAGGAATACTACACCCACGAAATCCTCTTCCTCGACCAATTCAACATCCCAGCCATAGAAATATTGGACCGGCTAGACGTGTCATGGACAATGTGGAAACAAATCATCACCGAAAACCATCTCACCCGGCTACAGGACGAAACCTACAATGCGTGCCGCTGGCACTATCTGAAACAGCAACACCCCGACTGGACCGACCAGGACATCACACAAGCCCAACACGCCGGGAACAACACCTTCAACCAGTTCCTGCAAGACGAGCCGGTACTATCGTGAGCATCACCTTCAAACCCACCACCAAAAATCGGCAAGCCATCCGCGACATCATCGCCCAAGAAACACTAAACAGCGACACAGATGTTACAGACGACACACTCAACAACATTATCGAATACTGCTGGAACACCTTCACAGAAAACAACCGTTACGCCGTCGCGGCACAATACTGGCGAGGCCAAAACCCGCCCGACCAGCAGCACCAGCGCATACTAGTCGGCTACTACAAAACCATAAAACAGGCAGAAAACGCCGCCAAACAATTCCACTGGAACACACGGCTACAACAACAATGGAAAACATGGATACTACCCGTACACAACGGCACCGTATCCGAACACTTCACCAACCAGAAAACACTCTTCGACACACAAACCAGCAACCAGGATGACAGTGTACTGCCCGAGCACTTGCGTGACGTCATGTGCGGCAAAACACTCAACCACACAGACGGCACCATCACATGGTGCACCCGCAAACCAGGACACGACGGCGACTGCCGCACCGGATGGCAGCCCACCACACAACCCCTAGGATATCATGGCAACAAAAACTGAAACCCTTATTCAACGCTACGGGGCTAAAGCCGCAGACGTCCTCGCCGACAAAACCATCCCCGCCACACAGCTAGCCCAAATGCTCACTGAAGCCGGATACTCCATCTCCGCCACCGTTATTAAAGATTATCGCCGCAAACAAACCAACACCCAGAAGGAGGAGGAAAACCAGTGATAGACAATATTGACCGGCTCCTCACACAGCTAGCCAACCACGACAACGCCATCGACACCATTAATGATGATCTAGCCAACGGAACCGTGCGCCGTACACGCATCTCCGAATGGACCTTACCGAACGGGGAAACAGGCCGATCCGTACAAAAAATCATCGACCACCAACCCGCAACCGACCCCTACCCTGTAGACGAACTCGTCGATAAACTAGCCGAATGGACACCCCCCAAACCCGAACAAGACACCCACACCGACTACAGCACTGCAGCCTTCGTCATCGGGGCAGGAGACTTCCAAATCGGCAAAGGCATCCCCGGCGGAGAAACATCACACTTCGCCGACGACTATTTGCACTCCCTCATAGTCGCAAAACACTACTGGCAACAAGCAGGCAAACCGCAACGAGTCCACATCGCATTCCTCGGCGACATGATCGAAGGATACGTGTCACAAGGAGGCAACAACGCCTGGCGCACACAAACACCCCTCACCGAACAAATCAGGCTAACCCGCATGGCCATGATGCAACTCGTACACATGTTCGACCACTGCAAAAATGTGACCATCACATCCATCCCCGGCAACCACGGAGAAGCCGTACGCTTCGGAAAAGGAGTCACCACCTACGACGACTCCTTCGACGTGGACTGCTGCCGCGCCATCGCAGAAGCCTACCAGCTCAACAACCAATACCCCAACCTACACTTCCACTTCCCCAGCCGAGACGAAATGACCACCACCGTCGACGTGGCAGGCACACAAATCCTACACGCCCACGGACACCAATGGCGCAACAACCAACACTACGAATGGTGGCGCGGCCAAGAATTCCACAACGGCACCACATCCCACATCCTCATGGCAGGGCACCGGCACCACCTCGAAATATCCGAGCAAGGACAACGCACCTTCATCCAATGCCCATCCATGGAAGGCGAATCCGTCTGGTACCGGCACCGCACAGGCACCACCGGCAACCCTGGACTAGTGTGCTACACTATAAACAACAAAACACCAAACAACTATCAGATAGCGAGATGAAATAGTGCCATGAGCAGACGACCAACAAAAGCAGACCTGGCCACCACCGCATCGTGGGGATGGGCCACAAACCATCATCTCCGCACACTCAACCGGGCATGCACCAAAACAGCCGGACACTACCCCGCAATCAGTGCAGACGACCTGTACCAAGACTCCCTACTATATATTGCGGTGCGGGAACAATACCACAACCTAGACAACAAACACTATACCAAAATGTGTTACAGGGTAGCCAAACGGCTAGCCAACAAAACCATACAACACCTAGACCAGCCGAAACCTTTATCCGATATCATTCATCTAGCCGACAACCAAACCAGCATTTAAAAGGAGAACACACACCATGGTCACAACCATCCTCGACGACGGAACCCAAACCACCAGGCTACAAACAGTAGGCGCCACCACCACAGCAATCATCACCAACACCGAAACACCCGAAACAATCACCGCCAAATACACCATCGCAAAAGACGGCACAGCCACCTACAGCATCAGCGGAAACACCTACCTCGGCGACCACCAACACATCATCAAACTCATGTACGACTACTGCCACTGTGTGGGACGATTCGACACCACCAACACCAGCAACCCAGACAACCTCGACAACCTATTCCGGGGATGACCAGTGAACCAAACCTACACCACAGCCGACATCATCCAAGCCGCCCAATGGATCTGGAACGGCGGCCCATGGAAACCGAGTGTCGAACCGGGCATGCCACCCCCACCAACCGCGCCACAACACCACGGCAACAACATTGTAGCCATGATCGATCTACAACTGGCCATCGACGACTACACCCTCACATGTGAACCATCCAAACAGCGGAAACGGCTAGCACGGCTTGCCGCATTCAGGGAAGTCTACGGGTATGATCAAACCTATTCGGTGGCAGCCCAACGATTGGGTGTGACACGGCAGACGGTGAAACAGTGGGCCGACCAGTGCCTGATCACACTCACCCAGTACACCAACACCACCAGCTACACCGGGGAAGAAGAATAGAAACGATGCCCAGTAACAGACACCGAACAGTCACAGCCCTCAAAACCGCGGCCCGCCGCATCATACAGCAGCAGCCACGAAACATGACAGAACTCGCAAACATCACCTGCAGCATCAGCAGCGAATATCTGGTTCCCATCAACCTCGACAACATCAGCCTCAACGCCAACGGTGTCAGCCTAGACGACATCGATGTGGACGCAGACACCAGGGATGCATGCCAAGAAATCCTGTGGGACTGCAACCTTGCAGAACATCCGGACAACCGGCAACCGGAGGCTAGCCAGGCCGCCCTAGACGAGCTGGAATGCATCACCAACCAGGCCCTAACACTACAAATCATGGCAGACAACATTCTGGAAGCCATCTACAATCACCGCGACAACTATCCAGGCATAGCAAAACAAAACATTGTCGACCAGGCTGAAGACACCCTCGCCGAGTGTGCACTCCTAAAACAGACACTCGAAGACACCCTAGACGACAACCTGTAAAACCCCTGTAGACACAAAAATAGTGCCCCAGCAGCAACCACCACACGATCGTGGCAGCACCGCTGGGGCACACACATATATTCACTTATGCAACAGTAGACTCTACCGTGCCAACTTCCGACTCAGCAGCACGCCTCGGCACATAGCCTCCAGCATCGGCATCGTCGATAGGCTCTATCATGCCAGGATCCGTTTCGTCAACCATGTGAGACTCCACTATTCCAGGATCATCCGGTGGAACAAGCCCAGCATCCACAACAGGCGTCACCTTCGGCTTGCCGGCCACAAACGACGGGCTACCAAACGAGGTAGCAATCGACAGCACCGCAGCAACCCCGGCCGTAATCAGGGCAGACTCCCACGGCAAACCGCGAAACGACTCCGCCGTATACGTGACACCAGCCGTCACCCCAAGCACAGCAACAAACGTTTGAATAAAAGTTTTCAGGGCACGCTCCAACAGGCCCAACCAAAACTGTTTACCCACAACACATCACTTCTTTAAATCGTTGACAGTCGACTCAAGCCTGTCAATGCGGCTGCGACACTCCAACACGTAATACCAGATGCTCCACAGGGCATCCTTGGTGCGCCACAGCTTCCCCGTCACCGGATTCTTCACCCACGACAAGGCCTCCACACGGCGCGCCAAGTCACCATTTTGAACCTGCACCACACCAACATCGTGGTGCAGCTTATTCACCGAACCAGTAAGCTGGGCAGACAATTGTTTAATCTGATCATGTAAAGCTTTCACATCAGCCACAGTTAACTCCTCACTACCACTACCGCCGCAGACTACGGCCATAAACCTGTCCCACGGAAACCACGGCCCAGGATCATCATGATCCGACTGATGCCACGCATCCGTAACATCCACGTGCCCGCAAACACCACGCCTGCCAGCCTTCAAATCAGCCACCGAAAGTTTCCTCTTCGGAACACCATGCTTGTCACACAACTGCCGGCACAGGACAGCGGCCTTCTCTACCGCGGGCCACACCCGAGGGTCAAGCCACTGCTCCCGCGTATAGGCATGCCCTGGAACACGGAATGAGGCGTGCGAACCCCCATCCGCGCAAATCTCTATACCCAAACTATGCGGATTCGGCGGGGCATGCCAACCAATCGTAGACTCCGACAAGCACTGCACCGTCTCTGAAATATCGCACACATAATGCGCCGAACCACCAGACGATGGGGAAGCAAAATAGTTCGCCGTAGACACCGCCCGCCCTTTACGCGAGGCAGACGGAAACCCCACATCCGGGCATGTCGCATGAATCACAACCCTATTCACCGGACTATTCGAACCAGCCGAGTGATGCGCCGCAGGAATAAACCTCACAACATGTCACCACCAAACACTACCATCACAGCCACTCCTTTCTATTTGTGGGATGATATAGTCACTATAGGCGACGGTTTCACACCCTGGCAGGCAACCGAGCCCGATATCGTAGAAGCCACACCGTCACTATATTTCACAACCAGGCGACCATCAGAACAGTACACAGACACCACCGAGCGCCCATCTTTACCATCCTTGCCATCGGATCCGTTCGCACCGGCGGGGCCGCGCTCACCCCGTTCACCCTGTGCACCTTGCGGGCCGGCAGGACCTGAAGGGCCCACATCACCGCGCTCACCAGCCGAACCATCCCGACCATCAGCGCCGTCAACGCCGTTCACACCGTCAGCACCTGCACGACCTGGAACACCATCATGGCCATCCGATCCATTCGCACCAGGCAACCCGTCAGGACCTTTCACACCATTCAAACCGGGAGAACCCTGCGGACCAACAGGGCCAACCAGCCCAGCCGAACCGTTAACACCATCCCGGCCATCAGCACCTGCAGGGCCTTGCGGGCCACGCACACCAGCCGGACCAGGCACACCCGCAAGGCCCTGCTCCGTGCGGGCAGCATCCACACACAAACCAGAACGGTGAAGCTTAACAGACTCCACGCCACCCTGCGCACACACCTGCCGCACACGGCTGGCTAAACCCTTAGCCGCTGTACCATTCGACTCGGCCCGAGCCTGCTCCGAATCCCGCTCAGAAGACACCGATCCGAAACGCAAAGCACCCCCAGCAACCACCATCAACAGCACAAGCGACAAAAACAACAACAGCAGGGAAGCCTTCTCAAAATTGCGGCGCTGCCTTTTTTCTTCCTCCAACTCCCTCATCACTCACCCCCCAACTGATCCTGCAAAAACCCGGGCGGGTCAGGCAACACAAGCGGATCCACCCCGTCAGGAAGCCGGGCGTTAAACCGGCGAACCTCACGCCGCACACCCCACGTATACTCTTCCATCGCATCCACCTGAGCCGACAGCCGGCGCAAACGCCTCCGAGATTTAGACGTGACCGCCTGAACAGAACCCAAAACCGTGGCCAACGCGGTACAAATAGAGGCCACCAGTGCAGGAGTAAACCACGACACCACAGCCCCCCCAACATCACACCATCCGCCACAACACCCGTACAGTCACACGCCGACAGCAATCCAATTCGCAACCGCAGGAACACCATTCGGCTTAGAACCATCATTCGTAATAAACGCCAACTGAAAATCCTTGGCAGTAATATTATACGCTTTCACATCAATCTGTGTCGTACCCCCAGCAGCCGTGCCCATAGACGCCACCACAACAGGCGCACTACTAAACGGGCGGGCAAACGGGATCGTGTAAGCATACACGTTAGAACCGCCAAACATGATCGACTTCGAACCAGTCTCAATCCTGGGAGACAGGAGCATCCACTCGCCGGCATGGTTAGCCCACACAGCCCCCGAAGGCACCATCACCCTGTCACCCTCCACAGGGGTCGGGTCACACGCAGCAGACTCACCAAACGCCACACGGGCCGCTATAGCACGCCGATCCAGCTGCTGCTGCAACCCGTTAGACGACAACACCAAAGTAGCCAACAGTTGCTGATGAAACACGCCAGGCTCGGCACGCAACACGTCACGGGCACGCTCCGCACGCCCCCCAGGAACAATCTCCAACTTTGCGGTGTTCTGCTCCCAATCCCGCGACAGGACAACATAGTCGTAGCGGGTCTCACCCGGGCCCGGAAGCTGACCCGTCACCGTCTCAACAGCATTCGACGTGCACATCACCCCGTGAGCCCAAGCCTGCCCCGGCAGGACCTCACACAACACCGTGGAACCCTGAATCGTGGTGCCGACACGAAAATCATCCGGGCCTTTTACGGACGGCATATTACCCATAAGACCAGACATTTGAGCCCAATCATACTCCGTCAACACACCATCAAACCCTTTACACACAATAGCCACAACAAACTCCGTTTYTTCTAAAACTTTTGCAAATCCCGAACACCCGCCGCTAAACCGGCGACACGGCGAGCCAACAAAGCCGACGGATTATCCTCATAATCCCCCGCAACAGGAGTCACCTTCGTCCAACCATCACCCGGCGAATCACACTCCACATCAATCTGCCGAACAATCTCCGCAATAGGCCCCGAGCCCACATCCACATAGATAAGATCACCCGGCATCAACCGGCCAGGCCCAAAACGCAACACATCCGACTCAGCCAACTCAATCTTAAACCCCGACGTAGCCCCCAACCCGGATAACACCTGCTCAGCCTCGTCGATGAGATGCACATGTTCAGAATCCGTGTTACGGGCATCCTTAAACACCTCGACACGATCAAACCAATAATCCTCGGCCATCGAATCAACATCCTCACAAAACAGCCGATCTTTACCCTCGCCGCGGCCACCCACAACCACAGACGTAGCCTTAGGCGCCTCTCTCACATACTCCCACGACACAATAGATCCAGACTCGGCAGTCAACACGTGACTACGCGTCACAGCAGGCACACAATCAAACACTAAACCCCGCTGATCAGACTTCGCATTCTCAAACTGGTTCACCGTGACAGTCATCCGAGCCCACGACAACACCGGCAACAACTTATCGGCAAACAAGTGGAACCGCACCTGAAAATCCTTAATATAGCGGCCACGACTCTCATCCTCCTCCATAAACAAACCAGGTGGAAAACGCCAAGCATTATCCCCCAACACTTGCTTAGCCACCGACTCGGCAGCACCTGAATAGTGGGCATAATCCCTGTCGGCACGCCACTCCATACCAACCATACCAGGACGATAATTAACAGGCCACATCAACATACGCCACAACAGCCGAATATCATCCTCACACGTGATAGTCACCCGCGAAGAACGCCAAGGACCAACACCATGCACCATACGCACAGGCCCCGAAAAAATCTGGCCACCACCATAATCAACAACCAGCCGTGCACCCGGCTTCGTCAACCCGTCAAGCCTAGAATGATCACCCGACACCACCAACTCCAGCGTCGACAAACCATTCCACTTCAACGACAACTTCAACGACTCAAAAAAATTGATAGGCGCCACACGGCGATAATCCGGCGTAAACAATGTTATCTGCGGAACAAGACCAGCCATCAACTATTCACCAAGCCCTCAAAAACCTGTACTGCACCGACACAACAATGGCACCCAAACCAACCATCTCAATATTCACACTCCGAGAACCGCCAGGCGGGATAGGCGCAAACTCCCACTCTGTCAAACGATCCATCACATCCTCAAACCCATTCAACAATGCAGACTGCTTACGAGGATCCGTATCAATAGTGATCCAATCATACTCCTCGACAGGATAATCCGAAGACACACGCAAACCATCAATCTGCACAGACCACGACTCCAAAGGACCCTCAACACGAATCACAGGCCACGCAGGCACATCACCCTTATTAGACAGATTATCCCAACCCGAACCAACACCAGGCGTCAATACCACAGGAAACGCTGTACCATCCTTGCCGACAGGGCCGCCACCCAACCAATCCTGCAACTTCGCGTTACTGAAACGAAACTTCTGCTCATCCCCATACCAAAACGGGTCATAGGCTGTCAAATGAATCACATAACGCGCATAACCGCGATTCACCGGATCAACCGTAAACGTGTCATCCACCGAATCAAACCGGCACTTCAACACACGCTCAACACCGGCAGGAGTCTTCACCGACAACCCCCCCTCCTCCCCGGGAGGAAAAGCAGACCACAACGCGTCATAGGCTTTCAAAAAACCGTCACGAAMCCCGCCTGCAGGATCCGGGTCAACACCCGACACCAACACCGGCAGCGTCACCTCGCGAGGCTTCACATTAAACCCGCGCCACTCCGAACCGTGCACCCCAACATGAGTTTGAGAAAAATGCTCAACCTCAGGAACACCCAAACCGCGCAACGAATCATTCAACAACATGACAGGAGACGCACCCGTATAATCCGTCAAATGAAGCACACGCTCCCCACCAAACAGCGGATCCATAAACCAAGTCACAGTCAAACCAGAACGATCAGACGGGTCAGGAATAAACATGAACAACACCCCCAATCACACGTAAGCCAACGCATTCAAAGCGTCACGCTGCTGCCGCTCAATCCGCTTCGCAAACTCGTTAGGATCACCATAAGTAGGCCCATTCACATTCACCACAACACTCTTATCATTCGCACGCTGATACCTGCCATACGGGGTAAACGAGCCCACCGACGATCGCACACCAAACCGGGCATCAACCGCATCAGGCAGCCGACCAGCCACACCCGACATCGCATCCAACGCCAAACCAGCATTACCAGTAATACCCTCAGCCAAACCGGCAACAACCTGCCGGCCAACCTCGTCACGAAACACCCGAGACGGGGAATGAATACCCAACACAGACTTCGCCGCATTAGCAACCTGAGAACCCATATTACGCACCGTATCCAACAGGCCACTCAAAGCATTCTTAATACCGTTACCCAAACCGGCCACCACATCACGGCCAGCAGACACCAACAGGGACCCCATATTACCAAGCGCACGCCGAATATTGCCAGGCAGATTCCGGAAAAAACCCAGCACACCATGCACGCCACTAGACACAGCCGAACCCATAGCATGCATAGCAGAAGAAGCCGCACTCCGGGCACCATTAAACCCGCGCACAGCACCATTCCGAACCCTAGACGCCATCGAACTGAAAAACCCGCCAACAGCAGACGCCACCGAAGACACAACACCCCGGATAGCATTCATCGCAGAAGAAACAGCGCCACGAGCCGCGTTAAACCCGGACCTCACATGGGAGGCAACCGACAAACCAAGCCGCGCAAAAAACCCCACAACCGCGGCCACGCCACCAGAAATGATCGACTTGAAACCGTTAATAAACGCAGACGTAAACGATTTGATATGATTCCATCCATTCTGGATGGCCGTGCCCATAGACCTCACGCCAGACACTGAATGATTCACAATCCACGTAATAGTACGAAGAATAGCGCCAATAACCTTAGCCTCAAAAACGATAACCGCAGCATAAATCTTGGCAATGAATCCAATCACCGAAACATAAATCGGCATAACAACCGGAATAATACGGGCCACCACCTGTAACACGGCACCAACAACCTGCACCACCACACGCATAATCGACATGATCACCGGTATCAGCGACCGTATCAAACCAACAATCGGCGGCAAAACAGACATGACAGCACCCAAAATCTGCTGCACAACCGGCATTAAAACAGGTATCAACTGCATGATCACACCAATAACCTGCCGTATCACAGCAACAACAGCCTGAATAACCGGCATCAGCATAGGCAACAACATGGCAGCAACCTGGGTTACCATACCAATAATCTGGGTGATAACAGGAACCAGCCGGGCAATAAGCATACCAATAACAGGCACCAGCCGGGCAGCCAAACCAGCAACCATGCCGATAATCTGGCCGAACACTGGCGCCAACCTGGCAACCACCCCAGCAACCAAACCAAACAGTGGCTGAATAGCTGCCATGATCTGCCCCAGGGCTTGACCAACCACACCAACAAGCTGCATAACAGCGGCACGGAACTGGGCGTTCGTAGCAAACATTGCCGCAAACAAGCCGATCACAATCCCGACAGGGCCACCTAGGGCACGAAACACGCCACCAAGCCCGCCAGCGGCACCCTTCAAAGCACCAAACGACGGCAGTAGATTCTTCAACGACACCGCCAGCGGGGCAAACCCTGCAACAAGCTTCCCCACACCGGCAGCAACAATACCAAACACTGCGGTGCCGCCAGCAAACATGGCACCCAAATTCACTTTAGGAACAGGCAAATGCAACCTTGCAAAAACGCCCTTCAACTGCTCAACCTTGGCGCGCATCTGCGCATTCATTCGAGTGATCATAGCCGGCATACGGTTAATCCACGCCAAAATAGACGGCATCATACGCTGAATACCAGCATCGACGGCAGCAAACATCGGCTTCACAGAATCCGTCACCGACTTGATAACCGGATTCAACGCAACAAAAATCTGCCGCAACCCGTTCAAAAACGGGGCCATAGCCGTAGCACCCAAATAGCCCAAAGCGCCCTTAACATTCTTCATAGCGCCCTCAAACGTCTTACCAGACGCCTGCGCAGCACCACCCATGCCAAGCTTCATCGCAGCCGCAAACGTGGCAAAATCAATCTGCCCCTTCGACACCATCTGCGACACCTCAGCCGAGGTTTTACCCGTCTGCCTGGCAAGCAAAGACAGTACAGGAACACCCGCCATCGTAAGCTGCAACATGTCATCGCCCTGCAACTTACCGCGGGCCATAACAGACGTGAAAATAGCGCCCGTATCCTGAAACGACTTACCCGAAATATAAGACACATCGGCGACAGTCTTCAACACATCCGTCATCTGCCCGCCAGACTTCACACCAGAAGCAGACAACGCCGCCGCAGTAGAAGCCGCATCCCCCAACGCATACGACGTACCAGTAACAGCCTCAATAGCCGAATTCATAATCGAAGACGTATCAGACGACGTATGACCCAAACCAGTCAGTTTAGCCTGAGCCTCATCAATAGCCATAGCGCGAGCAATACCGCCACCAATAGTCACATCATAAATCGACTTGAGGCCCTTCTTAGCAACATTAATGGCACCCATCATCGCCGCGCCACCCAAAGCCAACTTCATGCCCTTAGCAAAAAGACTACCCGAACGCTGACCCTCAGCAGGCATCACCCCAGAAAGCTGTTTACCAACATCAGCCTTCAAACCGGGCATCTTCGTATACAAAGACACATATGCGGAAGCAATCTCACCAGACATACACTATTCACCCCATAATATTAATCTCGCGAGACACCCCGCCACCGGCACGAACACGCGCCAAAATATCGTCCACCTGCCCAGACGTAAACCGTGCCCTACGCTCATCCGTAGGCCTCGCCACAGGCTCCGGCTGCCCCTCACTATTAGCAGACCTGTAATGATCCAGCATGTCCAACACAGCCCACTCGCACCACTCAAACGGGCGCTGCCAACCATTCATGTGGGCCGCCAACTGGCTAGACGTATCGGTACACAACACGCCAGCCAGCCGGACAGCCTCACCCCAACACATCTGCGGGCCACCAACACTATAAACAGAAACACCAAACTTAGTGCGGAAATCGTATTCGATGGCCCCACGATAATCATCAATCAGGCCGTGGAGCCAAACTATTCCCCCAGCGAGGCACCCTTACCGTCAGGCTTATATTCCATCCACTGACGGAAAATCTCGGCCACACGAACCATAGGAAGCCCCTCCAAGGCCTCCACAGCATCCTCTGGGGCGGCAGCCTCCAACATGGAAAACATCACCTCAACCTGGGCGAAATCCGCAGACTCCCCCGACTGGGCAATCCTGGCGGCACGGCGAAAAACGCGGGCAGGAACAGCCTGAGCCGTCTCCTCCGCATCCGCCAACACCCAGCTACGGTCACCAATCTTCAACGTGTAACCAGTGTCACTCATCTATCAACAATCCCCTAAAATCGTGTATCAGTTACCGGCCGGCGGATTCGGATCCGGCTTCGGCGAAGGAGGAGGAGTCGGAGGAGTATCAGCTTTTAAAGCCGTCATCCACCCCCGACCAGACACCGCATCACCCTTCTTATTAATCTGGGCAGGATACGCCTTCAACGTCACACCATACCCATACACCTCGCCATTCTTACCCTTAATCTCGTCACGATCAATGAGCTCAACCTCAGGGAAATAGTAGCGAATAACCTGATCCCCATCAACAATATCCATCAGTAAAGCGTGCACGCCAGTGGTGGCACCAGGAGAAATATCGAACGAACCCGAATCTGCTCCGGCAGTAACCTTCGACTGCCAAAACAGTTCGATAACCTCCTTCTTAGACTCGATCAGCTGGAAAGAAATCTCGATAGAAGACTCTGTAGCAACCGTGCGAACAACATCCGCATTCTGCCAAGCCTTCAAATCATCCGTTTTACGCTCAGGCTTAATCTTAAACCCGTCATCCGACAGATACCCTAAAGCTGTAAGCCCGGAAGGAACCGCCTCCACACCATTAATAGTATCACCCGCGTGCGCGTCACCAATATAAACGTCGCCAGTAACCGCTGAACGAACATTAGACGCTTTACGTGTTGCAGCCATCACAACCCCCATTAAATATCAAACAATTACATTAAAACAAAAACAAATACGTTTACTCAGATTCGACAGGCCTACATATCAGCTCGAACAGCGAATACACATCAAAACGTGCACCATCAACCAGCAAATCAGGACCCGTAGAACGCCTACAAAACACCACCGGATCACCATCAACCCCGTCAGCCAGCACAGCCTCAACACGACGCGACAAAGACATAGCCCTATCCGGAGTATCCGAAAACACATTCACCCGCAAAAAAACACGCTCACGAACATACAACTGTGGGCCACCATCCAACGCCAACCAGATCAGGTCACCGCCGAAATCGTCAGGCACCGTCCCCACACAGGGTATCCCAGACAGCCAGCCATCATCCTTGAGCACGCGTTTAGCCCACTTCCTGGGGTCATCGTAGACGATCACGACGCAGCCCCAATCGAACGAGCCAACGTGCCATGCTTCGCCTCAATACGCTTCCCACCCTTATATGTGGTGCCTATACGAGCGACAGCCTCAACACGGTGAACCTGCACCTCCGACGACAAACCATTACGGTATTGGGCCTTATCGAAAGCGTTACCGCCCACATTCGCCGAGGCCGCACGCTTGACACGCTCACCACGCTCAGCCAACATGCCCTGCACCCCAGAAGACTTCAACACCTCACGAATACCCGGCAAGTTCAGCTTCACATTCACATCCTGAGCCACTACCCATCAGCCCTTCTTACGCTTCACATTAACCTGCGTACCAGCATCCCAGCCAGACATCGGATGATGCCACACCATAGGAGACCCGTCAGCCTCCCACACCACACCCCGAATACGCCACCTACAACGATAATCAGCGCCCACAACAGGGGACTTGAAAAGCATCGACCAATGCTCATAATCCGAGTCACGCCCCGCGGCCTCATCCTCCTGCGAAACGGAAGCATAGATGGCCACGTTATGGTACACGGTTTCTACAGGATGCCCCCAATCCTCAACCTTGTCACCAAGATCATCGACACGAACAGTCGGTTGAAGCATCACAACCGTTTCACCATAAGGAAAACTGGTCATATCATATCTCCCACAAAGGACCAGCGTAGCCGTTAATATTCGACCCGCACGAGCAACCCTCACCCCACACCGTGGAACACACCTCAGAATGATTCACACTACTCCTCATGGTCGGTGTAATAGTGAACGCCTTACCAGCCCCACCATCACCCTCACACAACTTCTTCAACGCGGCAATCTCAGAAGGCCACAACAAATTCGTGGGAGTATTAGACCGTGTAGTCTGAGCAAAAGGACCCGCAGACTCATACTGCACCTGCCCCGAAACCCCGGTATCATTCCAGCGCAGCAAAGCCCTACGTAGGATCGCCTTAGCGGCATCCTTGTATTTGAAATCCGGTTTAGCGATACAGGGGGCGACACTGACAGCCACAGCCTCCACATCGGCAATCATCGCCTCAAGCTTCTCTCTAGGAATATCGGCGAAAGGCTCAATATCCTCAGGCTTCAAAATGATACCCATCAACACCACCCCCTGCACACAGCATGAACATTATCGCAACAAATGAATCAGTTCTCGGCCGGCGGATTAGGCTTCGGGGCAGCCTTCTCCTTCACAACAGCAAACGAATCAAGCGACTCGATAGCCACATACAGGACAGCCTCGGCACGAACCATAACCTCGTTATGGCCCTTCAGGTCACGGCCAGTCTGATCCGGGTCGCCATACTCGATCAGTTCGATCGGGAAGTTACGCTGGAAACCCCAATGAACACGTGAGAAATCACCAACAATAGCCTTAACACCCGAGGCAGGCGACATCTCCGGGGCGCCAGAAACAGTCGAAGAAGCACCAACATTCAAGCCACGCCAATTATCCAAACCGGCGAACCCGGCGGCAGGATACATCGGCTGACCAGCAAGCGGAGACCCCTTCGGATACACCTCAGTAGACAGAGCAAACGAGAACGCAGGATCCAAAGCAACCCCGTTAGGAACCTGCAAACCGGCCCCAGCGATAAGGCCGACAGCCTTAACCAGATCAGTCGTAGCGGAATCGGTGGCATCAACCGTATGCTTCGTCTTATCCAGCGACACCTTGACAGCCGCGGCAGGCTTACCCGTAGCCGGATCAATACCGTGGAAGGCAATCAGATCCACGGCGCGACCAATCGAAGCACCAAGAGCCGGGGAAATCAGATCCTGCAAAACACCCAGACGGTAATCAGCATCAGCCCACATAAACTCGTCCGAGACACGCTGCTGAGTCACAACCTTGATAGGCTGCGCAGTAAACGCCGAAACATCAACAGACGCGGAAGGCTTAACCTCACCCTCACCAACAATCTTAGCGCGAGGAACACCACTAAACACGGCACCCTTAACAGGGCCAAAAATAGTCGGCTGCTCCGGCGAAAGCTTCGCCAAAACACCAGAATCGATAGCACGGTCACGAACCGCACCAATCATAGAACCAGGAAGCTCAAGCTTCCCTGCAGAAAGAAAATCGTCAGCCATCACAAATCATCTCCTAGAATTATTGACAAGAGCATCCACAAACGCGACACCCTCACGTCGTTTAACATCATCAACGGGGGCACTCCCCGCAAGACGGCGCACACCCGCGCCACCACTACTATGGTCGATCAAACCCTTCAAAGCTTTCGCAGACTCGACAAGCGACTCCTTATCGCCACCCGACAAGAAAGCGATCGCATCACTGGACAAACCATACTCGGAAGCCACCTCGCGCTTCACACCCTCAAGAACAAACCCGTTGATCCTGTCTTCGAGTTCCTCATTCTTGCGGCGAAGCTCATCAATAGTAGATCCAGAATCGTCACTCGATGTACGAAGCTTCTCCAACTCGGCGAAATTACTTTTCGCACGAGACTCCCACTTACGGGCCTCCGCCTTCCAATCAGTCCCCGACGATTTACCCTCGCCTTCATTCTTCAACTGATTGTCGGCTACCTCCTGCCCGCCATCGTCTTTTACTGTATCAACAATGCCGTTATCCTTTCCGGACTCCACAACATCATTGTCAACATTCTGTTCCTCAACACTCTGATCGGCCATAGCCTAACCCTACACTCCTTGCGGAAAACAACACAACATTGTTGACCCCCGTGCGGGAGACAACCCTGTGCACCAATAACCGGCGGCGCACAACCGGAAACCACATCAAATTATCTCATGCCACCAACAGTACGCATAGCCTTCAAAATATTACCAGGCGACTGCTGCAACCCATGATCATCAACCCACTCACGGGCCTTCTCATACGTCCTCTGATACTCGGCATCAGCCCGATTTGGTTCCCAAGGGCCAACAACCTCAACCACCGTACAACCACAATGATCATGATACTTCGAACCAAACGAACGCTTACCACCACGCTTATGACGCCGCGTATGTCCAGTAGTGAGTGCCCTTTCCTTAGTCGTATAATCCGACCTCGTAGCCAACATGGCACAAAAAGCACACGGATCACCATCAGTCACCCGACGCCACGACCTACCCTGCGCGCCAGCAGACCACTCAACCGTGTCACGGCCAGCATTCATGACAGCCCGATTAACACCCGCAGCCATCGCATCAATCGTGTCATTCGCCCTATCCGGGTCACTATTCATAATCTTCATAGTCGAAAACGACCTAGCCAAAGCCGCGGCAGCATCAAACTCGTCATACACAATCAAACCCGGATCCACACCATTCAACCGGCGAAAATCTTGCACGAATTTGGCTGCCATAGCTGCTGAACCGTCATGGCCGGCACGCTCCAACTCCACACACAAACGCACATACTGCGAATCTGTCATCTTCCCGGAATGCCACAAACGACCCAACTCGGCATAATAGCCCGCATACTTCCCAGCAAACCTGACCGCCTCACGCTGATACCCGGTAGCAGCCAACCTCGACGCAACACCCGAAGCCATCGCCTATCATACCTCGTTAGTTTGACGCGATATAGCCCCAGCCAGCGCAACCAACGGATCCGAAGATTCGGCACGATGCCGCATCACAGCCTCAACCTGCACATCATCAAGCCCCAACATCTCCAACACCGTCCGAGAATCGGCAGGCAAAATACCGGCACCAACAAGCTTCGTCACAGCATCAGCCGTAGCAGCCCGAGTCGGGGTTGAAGCATCACGCCACCGCAACCCCACATCACCAAAAAACGCGGCCTCATCAACACTCGAATCAAGCGCCCTGGCAGCCAGGAAACCAACCGACAGCCAGCCCTGACCAAACGATGTTTGACGCCGCTCAGCACGCTTCACAAGCCGGGATTCCTCGGCAGCCAAAGCCTCCCCACTAGGTGGGTTAGACGTGATAAACCCGAAATAGCGTTCCGGAACCGCAGCCTCCCCAGCCGTCAGCTGAGCCAACAATCTCATCTGATCCGAATACGGTGTAGGACTATTGACAGGAAACGACCCCACATTCGGGGTATCACCATCATCATCCTTATCCACAGCCCACACAGAAGCCATCGACAGGACCCAGCCAGGCTGCGAAAACTCATCCGCGCTCACGCCAGTCACCCAACGCTGAGGATACGCATAAAAATCACGATTCACAGACTGCCCCAACAGTGTGCGCACAGCCTCATCCGTGTAAGCCCTAATAGACCTCGTAATCTCCGAACGGCCATCAATCCTAGAAGTACGGCGACGATTCACAATAGGCACCAACGGAACCGCACCAAGACTATTCACGATACGGCCCGTCTCAACCCACTCGCGAGACCCACGCCGCTCAACCTGAACAATCACATCAGGAAGCAACAACTCCGCCTCAACCACCTCAGGATCACACGTCTGCTGCACCACAAGGCCAGCATCCAAACGAGACCCATCGGCAGAAAACCGGCCTGTGCAATTCTTTGGTGACTGCGGACGAACCAACACCGACCCATCCCCCTGGGGGATAACAGCAACAAACGACAAACCAAAAATCAGCGCATCCAAATGCACATCACACGACGCCGTAGCAAGCCGATTCGCAGCATACACACCATCCAAACCGTAGCCGTCACCATTAGTCCAGCCAAGCCAATCCAGACGCTCCTCCAAAGCATCCACAGCTATACCAGGCCACGACACCACAGTCTGCACACGCTGCAACTCCGGAGGAATAGCCACACCAAGATCACGCACCCGGCTAGAGCCCTCATAGTAGCCCTCAATGCGGCAATGCCACGAAGACAACCTTTGGATACGATCAAACATGCCCTCAATCAGAGCCAACTCATCCGAGTTCATACCACAGACACCCGCTTCCTACCACTACGCTCCCGACGACCACGACGAACACGTTTAGCCCCCAAAAACGCCAACGACACAGCCTCCAAAGGAACCTCAGAACCATCCTTAAACGAGGAACCCCAACCCCACGCAGAGCCTTTCTTTTTCTGAACCGCCGACCTCACAGCAATATCCAACATGTCACGGCGAGAATCAGCACGAGGATGAGAAACATTCCCAGACCTTACACCCTCCAGGAAGGCTTGACACGCCTCCACATACACGCCAGTATCGGCAACCACCACGCCACGGCCCGGAACACCACGATCCGTCAACGCCTTCTGCAACAACACCGCACCAGACCCGGCAACCATAATCCGGTCAGTATCACCCCAACGAACCGCCAACCAGTCAGCCAACCGGCCCACACCATCAACAATCGTCCCCGACAGCCCATCAATAACCTCAACATGAACCCCAGCATCAGTCCGGCCAGCACCCGCCAAAGCAACCCGATCCCCAGAACGAGAAAACGAGACACCAAACACTTTCCCGCCAACCAGACTAGCCTCATCCACAGCCGACTGAGTCCACTTATCCGCAGGAACCACAGACGCAGCAGACTGGCCACGATCCCACCAGCCAAGCCGCTCCCGAGCAAACCCGGCAGCAGACATCGACTCATGCTCATCGCTTACGGTCCCAAAATTCAAACGACGCCCCAACGCCGGATTCGTATCCCCCGCCAACTTCCGCCACTGCCGCGACACATCATCCGGATCAGACTCGTCAGGAATCGAAAACTCCGTCCACGCAAACCTTTTACCACCCGACAAAGCCTGACCACGCAAACGCAACACCACAGAACCATCAGCCAACGGGCCAGGCGGCGTACCCAAAAAAATCTGCTGCGGATCACCAGACGGGGCAGCACTTACCGTAGGAAGCAAAGCCTCCAACTGCTCATCCGACAACTCCTGAGCCTCATCACACACCAAATCATCAACCGTAAACCCGCGAGCAGAACCCCGAGAACGGGCCACAAACTCAACCGAACCCCAACCGCTGCAGCCACACTTCTTCTCAAAAGTCGGACAATCCGGGTGATGCAACACAATAGCCTCCTGACCATTCGTCGCACGAATCGACTTCACCATACGATACAAGTCAGGAAACTGCCGCTCATTCTCAAAAAACGACCTCAACCGCATAAACGCCTTACGAGCCGACTTCAACTCGTGAGCCGTATGCAAAATACGGCGACCCTGAATAGTCGCCTTAAACAACTCCACAATCTCCAAAATAGCATTCTTGCCATTCTGGCGAGGCACAAACACCCCACACACACCCGAAGCAAGCCTGCCATTGCTACCGACAGCCAGCCAATCATCCAACACCTGCTGCTGCCACGGATCAGGCGTCAACCCATACGCCCTACCAAGCTCACCCGCATCACCGCCAGCAGACACCAAATACGCTGCAGCCACACGGTGACGAGGAACCTGAGACCCAACAACACTAGACACCTAATCAGGCCCCCTTGCGCTTCCTATACCGGTCAATCATCGCCACCGCAGAACCCCCACCACGGCCACCAGACGCCACATCAACCGAATACCGATCCAGCATGCCCATAAAAGCCTTCACATGAGCACGAAGCGAAGCCACCAAATCCGCGCGACCCTCACGCCACACACAATCATGAATCACCGCAGCATCCATGAGAAACAGCCACTCCTCATCAGACACGTACTGCGCGCGGCTATCCTCACCCCACACACGCCACCAACGACGCGTCTCCCCACACCAATCGCGACTATCAGGAAGCTCAGGCTGCACAACACTCACCACCAACACACAACAAAAAATGTCGACAAACAGATAAATCCACAAAAGGGAGGTATTTCACT